GCTAGAACGAAATCAAGGAGCACAGCAACCATGAGACTCGAAACGAATCGCAAATCGGCAATGCGCCGCATGCTGGACAATCTCACAGGTGACGGCAAGCGCGCGGTCGAACGCGGCGGGATGCTCGTTGGCCGCAAGATGACCTGCGATGCCACGTTCCCATTTCGCATGCCGGGCGGCATCGTCGGCGATTGCAACCGCACGCATCCGTTTTCGATTGAAGGCTGCCTGATCGATTCCACTTTGCCTGTCTTGGGTTATGGCCTCGCGGTATTGGCTGACCAGGCGGTTCCGAACGGCGTGCGCGGAATTCAGACCACCGATACGGCCATCACAGCGATCTACGGCGTCTCGGTTCGCCCGTACCCCATCTCGCCATCCACGGCGACAAATTACGGGTCAGTGGGCTTCGGTCCCGGAACACCTCCGGCGCAAGGCATCATCGACATTTTGAAGTCCGGGTACATCATCGTGAAGCTCGGCGGCTCGGCGGCATCATTCAAAGGATCGCCGGTCTACGTCTATGTCGGAGCAACTTCCGGCTCGCACACGCTCGGCGGATTCGAAGCGGCGGCTGGCCCCAACCTCGTCGCTATCGATGCGACGGGCACATCGGTTTATTTCAACGGGCCAGCAGATCCCAACAACATCGTGGAACTGCGGTTCCGCTAAAACTTTTAGCACCATAGAATTTCTCGGAATAAGGGAGCGAAAAACATGCAACTCAGCACACTGGAAAACGCCGGGCGCAGAATCGCCGCTCGTCATGGCATGTTGCGCGGACGAAAGATGACGTGCGACGAAATGATGACCTACGACCGCATGGCGGGAGACAGTCCGTTCAACAAGCGCCTCCCTCGCTTCCAAACGCACGACAACAAAACGTGCGACTCGACTGGCGCATTTTTTGTTAGCGAGCTCGAGCGCCTTGACCAAACCATGCACGGGCCGCTGGCTGCTGTGACCTGGGGCCGCGACATCGACCTGCGCGAAGACGTTACCCTCGGCGACGAAATTTCTAGCTTCACTCAGTCCACCTTCGCATCGGCCGGCGGCCTCGGTGCCGGAAACTCCATTGGCAACGGCAAGGCGTGGATGGGCAAGAACACTACTCAAGTCACCGGTGTCAGCGTGGACATCGCCAAGATCGTTCAGCCGCTGAACATTTGGGGCATGGAATTGAAGTATTCCATCCCCGAATTGGAATCCGCAGCGCGCCTCGGTCGTCCAGTGGATGTCCAGAAATTTGAAGGCTTGCAGCTCAAGCATCAGATGGACATCGACGAACAGGTTTACATCGGTGACACCTCGCTCACAACTCCTGCGCAACCCATTCTCGGATTGGTGAATGCGAGCGTTGCGAATGGCGGCCCGGTGGTTGCAACAAACGTGGCAACTGGTTCTTTGGGTTCGACAACTTGGGCACTCAAGAGCGCGGATGAAATTCTCGCCGACATCAACCAGGCGCTCACTTCCGTCTGGACCGCCTCGGCATGGGCGGTGATGTCCAACCGCATCTTGATCCCTCCGGCACAATACGGACTGCTCGCGACTGCAAAAGTCAGCTTGGCCGGAAATGAATCGATCATGAAGTATGTTCTCGAAAACAACCTGCTCGCAAAGAGCGGAGGACCGAAGCTAGAAATCTTCCCGTGCAAATGGTGCATCGGCGCTGCTGCCGGCGGAACCATCGGAACGCTCGGAACTGGCGACCGCATGGTTGTTTATCTGAAGGAAAAAAATCGTGTGCGTTTCCCGATGACCATGTTGCAGCGCACTCCGATTCAGTACGACTCGATCTACCACAAGTCAACGTACTACTGCCGTCTCGGAACACTGGAAATCGTATACGGATCCACAATCGGATATTTCGACGGCATCTAGGATTTTTTGAACTCTTGAATTCTGCCTCGCGGCGGAAAAGGTAGGCTCTGAAATGTACGTAGACCCGAAAGCAAATCCCGTGCTGGACCGAACCGACCCGCGCCATCGTCCCGAGCAGGTTCCGTTTGCGCCCGTACAGCGCAGTGTTGCTCCGCGCGACCCGAACGAACCCACCGTCACGATGGTATTTCCTCATCCGGTGCGGATGACACGCGACGATCTCAGTGTTGTCGAATTCAACGCAGGGGTGCAACAGGTTCGCGTGAGTGATGCCGATCACGACTATCTCGCGAAGAACGGCGCTTACGTTTACGACGCCGGCAGGTCTACGCCTTCGCAACAGAAGGCCGCCGAAGAGTCCGCGAAGAACGCGCAAGTTCAAAGAGAATCCGTGGTCGTGAACGCGCGCCAGCTCGCAGCCAACGCCGCGAAAGCCGCTGCCGATGCGCGGGCTACCGCAACCGCTGCTGCTGCCGAAGCTGCCGACCGTCGAGCCGAAGCCGCTGAAGCCGCTGCACAAAAGGCTGAAGCCGATGCGCGCGCCGTCGAAGCCGCAAACTCCGGACATGTTGTTTCGCCGACCGGTCGAGCGGGGATCTTGGCCAGCCAAGCTGGGTCGCAAAGTTCGAGCGCTGCCGTCGATGCCGACGCTGCCGCCGCAAGACAGCGAGCCGAAGACGAAAAAGCGCGACTTGAAGCCGATGCTGCGTCCAAGAAAAAGGCCGGCGCAAAGTAATTCGGAGTTGCAATGCCGCTAGAACCGGGCTCATCGCGAGAGGCGGTCAGCCATAACATCGAGACGGAAAGAAACGCTGGCAAGAAAGAATCGCAGGCGGTCGCCATTGCCATGAGTGAAGCGCGAAAGTCACAATCCGACGGTTCTCCGATTCAAGACGACAGCGTGCTACCGGTGAAAATCACAGCGGCTGAAATCAACGAACAGAACCGCCGTTACTGGTATCAACAAGAATTTGTAGGACCGAACGTAGACCCCGGAAAATCACCGAACGAATAGGAGGACTCGATGCCTTTAGTGACCGTAGTTCCTCCCTGTACCGCAGCATCATTCCGCACCGACTTCCCGGCCTTCGCGGACACAAACGATTATCCGGATACCAGCATAAATTTCTGGCTGGCCATTGCCACCATCATGATCGTCGCCTCGCGCTGGGGCCGCATGGTCGTTTTCGCCATCGAGAGTTACGCCGCGCACAATCTGGTTCTGGAGAAGAAAAATCAGGATGCCGCGCGACTGCATGGCTGGCCTGGTATCAGCAAGGGCGTCATCAGCGCGGAATCGCCCGGTGCCGTAAGCGTGAATTACGATTCCTCGCAGACGCTTGAAGAAGAGGGCGGCTTCTGGAACCTCACAGAATATGGAACGCGCTTTCTGCATCTGGCTCGTCTCGCTGGCATGGGGCCGCTGCAAGTTGGGCCGGGCTGCGGATGCGAAGGAACTGTTGCTGGCGCTCAAAATAATTTCGGTGGCGGATGGAGTGGTCCGAGCTGCTGGCCCAGTCCGGGGAGTACATTCCAATGATCCTGCTAATCATCGTGCTAATTCTTTTGTTCGGCGGACTGGGCGGTTACGGCGG